TTTAATTCTTGCACAAATACCATCTCACAAATACCCGCCATACCGTTGGATAAGAAAAACCCCGAAGACGTGGATACAAATTCTGAAGACCATTTGTATGATGCGTTAAGGTATGGTATAATGAGTAGACCACGATTTAGTATATTTGATTACGACCCAATGGGTAGACCCGGTGGCGGTATGCCAGTTGCTGATGCAACCTTTGGATACTAAGGAAAAACAATATGGCTGAAGATGAAATTATGATTGAAGACAATGCTATTGCATTAGAAGATAGTGATGATACGTCTGTTTCTGATGTAGATATAAGTAGTATAATTCCTTTTGTATTAGATCGCTACAAACGATCTGAAGATTATCGTTATGACGATGAACAGCGTTGGTTAAAATCCTATCGTAATTATCGTGGTTTATATGGACCAGATGTTCAGTTTACTGAATCAGAAAAATCTCGTGTATTTATTAAAGTAACAAAAACCAAAACGCTGGCAGCTTATGGACAAATTATTGATGTCTTATTTGCTAATCAGCGTTTTCCTTTATCTATTGAACCTACAGAATTACCAGAAGGAGTTGTTGCTGATGTACATTTTGACCCTAAAGAACCAGAACAACTGCGTAGTGAAACTGCTCTTTCCAGTCCCTACGGTTTTTCAGGTGACGGCAAAGACCTACCGCCGGGAGCAACAGCGAAGTCCCTACAAGAAAAACTTGGGGTGTTGGAAAGCAAACTGGAACCAGTTTCTGACAAGTTAAAAGAAGGTCCGGGTAAAACACCAACAGCTATTGCATTTAGTCCTGCTTTAATTGCAGCAAAGAAAATGCAAAAAAAGATACATGACCAATTAGAAGAGTCTGGTGCAACTAAACATTTACGTAATGCTGCATTTGAAATGTCTTTATTTGGAACTGGTGTTATAAAAGGACCATTTGCAGTAGATAAAGAGTATCCTAATTGGGATGATAACGGTGAGTATGATCCTCTATTTAAAACAATACCGCAAGTAAATCATGTATCTGTTTGGAATTTTTATCCTGATCCAGATGCAAATAATATGGATGAGGCGCAGTTTGTAATTGAACGACATAAAATGTCACGTACACAATTGCGTAATTTAAAGAAGCGTCCATATTTTCGTGGCGAAGTTATTAATGAAGTTATTGCTATGGGTGAAAACTATACTAAGCAATACTGGGAAGATGATTTGTCCGACTATGCACCAGAGCATGGTGTAGACCGTTTTGAAGTTCTTGAATATTGGGGTATGGTTGATACTGAATTATTAGAAGAACAAGGTATTACTATACCAAACGAGTTACAAGAGTTTGATGAATTACAAGCGAATGTTTGGATATGTAACAACAAACTATTGCGTATGGTGCTTAATCCATTTAAGCCATCTAAGATTCCATACTCTGCTGCACCATATGAATTAAATCCATATTCATTTTTTGGTGTAGGCATTGCTGAAAACATGGATGATACGCAGACATTAATGAATGGCTTTATGCGTATGGCTGTAGACAACGCTGTGTTGTCAGGTAATTTGATCGTAGAAGTAGATGAAACTAATCTAGTTCCGGGTCAAGACTTGTCATTATATCCGGGCAAAGTATTTCGTAGACAAGGTGGCGCACCGGGACAGGCAATCTTTGGTACTAAATTTCCAAATGTGTCATCAGAAAATATGATGTTATTTGATAAGGCACGTGTACTTGCAGATGAAAGCACAGGTTTTCCTTCATTCGCACATGGACAGACAGGTGTATCTGGTGTAGGACGAACTGCTTCTGGTATTTCTATGCTTATGGGTGCTGCTCAAGGCAGTACTAAAACAGTTATTAAAAATGTAGATGATTATCTTTTACGACCATTAGGCGAAGGTTTCTTTCGTTTTAATATGCAGTTTGATTTTGATCCACAAATTAAAGGTGATTTAGAAGTTAAGGCACGTGGAACAGAAAGCCTAATGGCTAATGAAGTGCGTAGCCAAAGATTAATGCAATTCTTGCAAGTTGCAAGTAATCCTGCACTTGCACCCTTTGCTAAGTTTCAATATGTAATCCGTGAGATTGCAAAGTCTATGGACTTAGACCCTGACAAAGTAACCAACAATATGGATGAAGCCGCATTACAAGCTGAAATTATGAAACAGTTTCAACAACCAGCAGGACCAGAAAGTGCAGCACCTGCCGGTGCTAACCCAATGGACCCAACAGGTGCAGGTGGCGGCAATATAGGTATGGGGCAAGCTCCTGTACCGGGTGAACAGGGATTTAGTGGAAATGAACAACAACAAGGAAATACTCAGCAAGCTGAAGCCGCTGGTGGGCAACAACCGCCAATGGGACCACTTCAGTAAGTATTTAGATAGTATAATAGATCAGCACCATAAGGTGTTAGAACAATCAGATAGTATGATAATAGTACACAAAGCACAAGGTGCTATAGATGTACTACGTAAGATTAAAAGATTACGTGAGGACGTAGCTAACGCTGAAGGGTGATACCATGTACAAAATGTCAGAACAAATGGAAATGTTTGAACCTGTAGAACGTGGGTTTGATGAAGGTGGTCTTATGGATGAGGGTGGTACTGTAGACCCTGTATCTGGTAATAATGTGCCACCCGGCTCTACGCAAGAAGAAGTTCGTGATGACATTCCTGCACAACTAAGTGAAGGTGAATTTGTTTTTCCTGCTGATGTAGTTCGTTACATTGGTCTTGAAAATCTAATGCGTATGCGTCAAGAAGCAAAACAAGGTCTTGCTCAAATGGATGCTATGGGTCAAATGGGTAATAGTGAAGAAGCTACTATGCCAGATAATTTACCTTTTGATATGTATGATCTTGACATAGAAGAAGACAACAAGTATAATAGTGATTCACTACAAATGAACGTAGGTGGTTATATTCCATTTCAACCCAATCAAGGCCAATCATCTGGATATGTTCCCTACGTAAATCCAACACCTTTTGTTCCACAAACAACTATGCCATATACGGGAACACAATTTACATCACCCACACAAAATACAAACATTCCTACTTTTAGTACTTTTATGGGGTCAGGTTATCAAGGATCAGATTTACGTGCATATATAAATGATGCAGGACAAGTGCAGTATATTCCATTTGTCGATGGCAAACCTCTATATCCAATTCCTGCTGGGTTTAGACCAAAAGGTGATGATCCACAAGCAGAAACTTCAGATACTACTGGCACTACTACACAAACACAAACAGATACAGGTGATGGTGGTGATGGTGGTGATGGTGGTGGTATTGATCCTTCTACTAGTACTGGTGTAGATACAGCTAAAGTTGGTTCTATATCTGAATTACTTAATAACTTTAAAGGATTAATTGGTGGTGGTGATCCTGATGCCCCTAGAGGTAAGTCTGTAGGAGATATTTTTGTATCTGCAGCGGACAAAAATAATTATTTTGGCGGCAGTAAAGATTTTGGATTTGGTAATGAAGCACTTAGAAAAGCCACAGCACAACAGGCGATTTCACAACTGGGTACTTTGGGTTTAACTGGTATAGTTACGGAATTAACTAAAGCTGCAGGACTTACTAATTTTACGGTAAAAGATATTGGAGTAGCTGGCTTTACTGGAATGAATCAAGCATTAAACTCTATGGGTTTAACTAATAGAGGTCAATTAATGAATGATCGTCAAGCTACTTTAGTTGGTCAAGCAATGTCAGCAGCCCATACAGCAGCATTTAGAGGGCAAGATACTCAAGCGGCAATTAATAAAGTGTTGGGTACACAAGAAGCTATTGATATACAGGATAGAGCATATGATGCTATTAAAAATGCGTATGTAGAAAAAGCGGGAGCAAAGGGTACATTTACCGACAGAGACTTTGCTAATGAAATGGCTAGGGTTGAAAGAAGTGCAGTTGCAGATTTAGAGAGAGGTTTTAACAGACAAACATCACGAGACTCAAAACCCGGACAAGCTGCAGATGCTGAGTTTAGAAGTAATGTAGTAACGGACAGGAATGGAAATCCAGTTACTTCAAAAAGAACAGGAAAAAATGTTTTAACTGCTGCTGGAAAAGATAGAAAAGATAAACTTAATGCTATTGCAAATCAAGCTAGGATAAATAAACAACAAGCAAGAAAACGTGCAGAAGAAGCAAAAGCAGCAGAAGCTGAAAGAGACAGGTACAGAAGTGAGTTTACTGCAAGTCAAGATGATGGTGGTTATGACCCCGGTGCTGGCTTTACTGGTGGCGTAGGACTTAGTGAAGGACAAGTTTCAGAATCTGTTTTTAGTGACGAAGGCAATGGACAGGGTGATAATGAAAGCAGTAGCAGCAGTAGCAGCAGTAGCAGCAGTAGCAGCAGCGATGCAGGTGGTGCTTCTGGACTGAGTGGAAGTTATGGTGGCTATGACGATTTTATGAATAAAGGTGGTCTAGCCACACAAATGAAGCGCAGTGGATTAGCTTCTAAAAAATAATCTACAATCAGTTGGCTACTCACTCCCCACACCCGACAGTGTGGCTACGGTGGCCCCAACAAAAGGAAGTACCCAATGGCAGAACAAGCTATTATGGCAGAAGAAATGCAGCCAGAAAAGAAAATTGCATTTGCAAATCGTAAATACACTAATGAAGAAAAAAGAAAACTAGAAGAAGAAGAACTAGAACAAATGATGAAAGAGCAGAAGGGTGAAGTAGCACAAGAAACTGCTGAACCAGAAGAAGCTGAACCTACAAGCGCAGAAGAAAAAACATTTAAGAAGCGTTACTCTGACCTTCGTAGGCATCAACAACAACAGTCTGAAGAGTTTAAAAAGGAGATTGAAGCACTTAAATCTCAACTCAGTCAAGCTACAAAGAAAGAAATGAAACTGCCTAAGTCTGATGAAGACATAGAACAATGGGCAGCAGACTATCCAGATGTAGCAGCTATCGTTGAAACAATTGCTATGAAAAAAGCACGTGAGCAATCTACTGCTCTTGAAGAACGAATGAAAGTAATTGATGAGTTACAAACTAGTGCGACTAAAGAAAAAGCTGAAGCAGAACTAATGCGTATTCACCCTGACTTTGGTGACATTCGTGACAGTGATGAGTTTCATAATTGGGCTGATGATCAGCCTAAGTGGGTACAGGATGCATTGTACGACAATGATAACGATGCACGTTCTGCAGCACGAGCAATTGATTTGTACAAAGCTGATATGGGTATAGCTAAAGAAAAACCCAAGTCAGATAAAGCGGCAGCTAAATCCGTAAATACAAAAAACTCCCGTAGTAAGCCACAAGAAAACGAAGCAACTACGTATCTCAAAGAGTCGCAAGTACAGAAGATGTCTGCACAAGAGTATGAAAAACACTCTGATGAAATCATGGAAGCCATTCGTTCTGGTAAGTTTGTGTATGATGTATCTGGTTCTGCTAGATGAGTATTATATATAAACCTCAAAAAGACATGGAATTATTTGCGCCGTTTGGTCCAACGATGGGTTATTATCGTATGCCAGACGATGTAGTAGACGAACTAAATGATAAGATGTCTACAAGACTAGATGACTATTCCGATCAATTAGTAGGTAAAGTCTCTGAAGAATTAGCTTTTGATGATGAGATAAAGTTAATTGCACAGAAAAGTCTAGGTCAGTTTGTAGGTAAGTATCAAAACTACACAGAGTATAGAAACTCTATGGGTACAAAAACTCTGGATACAGAGAATAATAACTACGCCTTGCAAATAGTTTCAGGTTGGTTTGTACGCCAATTTCAAAATGAATACAACCCACTTCATATTCACACGGGGTCTAGGTTATCCTGTGTGGGTTATTTAAAACTTCCTGAAGGTATAGAGGAAGAATGGGAAGAAGATTACAAAGACCATCATCCATCTAATGGGCATATACAGTTTGCTAGTGGAACCGCATCAGGCTACACCTGTACAAACTTTATAATAAAACCACAAGTTGGAGATTTTTATGTCTTCCCATCACAACTGTTTCACTGCGTTTATCCATTTTACACAAAAGGTGAACGCAGGTCTTTTAGCATGAATATGAATTTTATTGAAGTGCCAAAAGAAAAAAGTATTGACAAATAGTTATTTATAGGTATAACTATAGTCAGAACGGTGTAACTATATTGCGCAATATGGTTGCACCTCTATCCGCAAACATCAATAACCCTTTCGGATTACCTGAATAACATGGCCTATTAAGTACATTAGTTGCAACTCTTGTATAAAATACACCCTACGTTAGACAGCCTCTGCTAAGAATTGTAATGTTTGCATCTGTGAAATGCTAAATTAGGAGATTTTAACATGGCATTTACTACTGCTAGTGGTTATGGTAATCTTCCTAACGGTAATTTTTCTCCCGTAATTTACTCCAAACAGGTGCAACTTGCTTTCCGCAAGGCCGCTGTTTGTGAGGCAATCACCAACAACGACTACTTTGGTGAAATTGCACAAATGGGGGATTCCGTTAAGATTATCAAGGAACCCGAAATCACCGTTAAGGCATATGCCCGTGGTACAACCATCACGCCGCAAGACCTTGACGATGAAGATTTCAGCCTAACAATTGACAAAGCTAACTACTTTGCATTCAAGGTTGATGATATTGAAGAAGCGCATTCACACGTTAACTTCCAGTCTCTGGCAAGTGATCGTGCTGCGTATCGCCTTGCTGACCAGTTTGACCAAGATGTTCTTGGCTACTTGTCAGGTTTTAAGCAATCGGCTTTACATAGCAATGCTGACACAGCTAATACAACCGTCAATGGTTCAAAAGCTGTAAGCACTGCTGGTTCAGACGAATTGCTTGCAAGCATGAAACTAGATGCCAGTGACTTTAACGCTGGTTCAGGTGGTAACTCTATTGCTCTTGCAGCACGGAGTGGTAACTCTGCAGCACCTACTGCTGCTGGTAACGCTAACCCACTATCTGTGATTGCTCGTATGGGTCGCAAACTCGACCAGCAAAATGTGGACACCACAGGTCGCTGGCTTGTAGTTGATCCGGTATTTGCAGAACTTTTGAAGGACGAAGACTCACGTCTATTCAATGCCGACTTCGGTGGTTCAGGTCTGCAAAATGGTCAAATGGCTGGTACATTACATGGCTTTACTGTTCATGTATCTAACAACCTACCATCTGTTGGAACTGGTCCTTCTACGGAAGCAGACACTAATTCTTCCAACTATGGTGTGATTGTTGCTGGTCACTCTTCTGCTGTTGCTACTGCAGAGCAGATTAACAAGACCGAAACATACCGTGATCCAGATAGCTTCGCCGACATTGTTCGGGGTATGCATTTGTATGGTCGCAAGGTTCTCCGTCCAGAGGCTCTTGTTAACGCCATTTATAACGTACGCTAAAGGGAGATTGAATTATGGCACTAGGTGATAATACTACTTCCGTAGCACGTGGAAACACAGCACGTGGGCGACAGCCCTATCTTATTTCAGCAGAGCTAAATCTTGCAACTGCTGTCACAGATAAAGGCACTGCTCTTGCTGCTAATGACGTTATTCCGGGTTTGACCGTTCCAGCTAATACACTCATTATGTGTGCTGGTCTTGAAGTTACTGAAGCACATGCTGGTACTTCAACTGACACAGATTTTGACTTTGGTGTTACTGGTGGTGACTTGGATAACTTTGTTGATGGTTTCGACTTTGACGGAGCATCAGTAGGTGACTATGCTTTTAAAGCAGGACAAACTCCTGTTCTTATTGGCGGTACTGCTGACACCATTGACATCGAAATCCAAGCAATGACAGGTACAACAACAGGTGGAAAACTCCGCATGTTTGCTGTCTGCATGGACGTAGATGATCCGGGCGATTTGGTTGCTAACGAAGTTAGCCGTGATCAAGCCTAACATAATATGACGGGGCGGGGCAACCTGCCCCCTCATTTGTTTGAGGAAACATAAATGGCTACAACATTTTTACAGTTAGTAAATCAAGTAAACAGACGCTTAAATGAAGTTGAATTAACTTCTGCTAACTTTGCGGCTGCAACAGGGTTTTATGCTCATGCAAGGGATGCAGTTAATGCGTCTATTAGATATATAAATCAATCTGAATTTGAGTGGCCTTTTAATCACAATACTAAAACACAAACTTTAACAGCTAATACTAGCCGTTATGCTTTTCCAACAGATTGTAAAGTTATTAACTTTGATACATTTAGGATTCAAGAAAATTCAACCATAGGTAATTCTACAACACGAATACTGCCTATGACGTATGAAGAATATTTAGATAAATTTGTAGCACAAGAATATAACAGTTCTAGTTTTCAAGGTGTACCTACTCGTGTAGTACATGCTCCATCTCTTGAGTTTATTCTTACACCAGAACCTAATGCTGCTTATGTTTTAACATTTGAGTATTTTAATTTTAGTGCAGACTTATCTGCTAATAATGACACAATAGATATACCCGATAGATTTGCGCATGTTATTGTAGACGGTGCTATGCATTACGCATATCTATTTAGAGGTAATACACAAGACGCATTGGTAATGAAAGAAAAATTTGATGAAGGTATTAAATACATGCGTTCAATGTTAATTAATCGTACACGATATGTACGTTCATATATGATTCCGCAAAACACAGGTGGTGGTCTTAGATACGGATATTCTTCCATAACATAGGGGTAGTAGTTTGGCTGACGCATGGAAAACCTACGCCGTTGAGTTTCGTGGTGGATTATTAAGTAACCTTTCTCCGTTACAGCAAGGTCTTAACGCACCGGGTAGCGCACGTATATTGAGAAACTTTGAGCCGTCTGTACAGGGTGGTTATCGTAGAGTTGAAGGGTATGATAAATACGACAGTAATATTATACCACCTTATGGTGCGCCTAAAGTACACGGGGCTAGTCAGAGTGGTACATCTCTTACAATAGCTAATGTACATACAACACCAATAGCAGGAGATGTATTAACTTTTACAGGTGGATTAGTAGACGGGGCTGCTCAATCGGGAACTACGTTAGTTGTAGATGGATTAGATGTACGACCTTCTGCTAATGATACATTTACTATAGCCGGTGACTCTACTGTATATACTATTAGTAGTGCAACAGCTTTAAGTTCAACGGAGTCAACTTTAACTCTTAGTTCAGCTTTAACTGCTACACCAGCAGATAATGCAGTTCTTAGTTTTAGATATACAATAGCTGCTGGTGGTGTTACTTTTGCAGCAGCAACAAATAGAGCCGCACTTACACTATCCCAAACAATGGTGGTTAATCCATCAGATCAAGATAATATTACATTTGTATCAACTACACTAAATTATCTTGCTCTTGGAGTGGCTAGTTGGGAAAGCCAAGCTATTATTGCTAAGAATGCGGATATACTTAGCAGTACAGGTACAGGTTTTACAAAAATAAATGTTCCTAATTATGGAACAACTTTAGTAAATGGAGCAAGTCAAACAGGTTCATCCCTTATTGTAGATGGTTTAACTGCAGCACCTCAAGCCCAAGACCAGTTTACAATTGCTGGTGTTGAAAAAATTTACACAGTAACAGCTACCGCAACGGTATCTTCAGGTGGTGCTACTTTAAGTATTGATCCTGCACTTGCATCAAGTCCTGCTGACAATGCTGCTATTACATTTATATCTACCAGCAGAGAGGGTGCTACAAGAACTCGTTTTGCAAAGTATAATTACGATGGCACTCAAAAGATAGCGTTAGTAGATGGGGCAAATGCTCCTGCTTTATATAATAGTAGTGTATTTACAGTTTTAAATGATGCTCCCACCGATGTAAAAGGAGCATCTTTTATAAGTAATTTTAAAAATGCTTTGTTTTTTGGAAAGGGAACTATACTTAATTTTACTGCTCCTTACACAGATAGTGATTTTTCAGTAGCTAATGGTGCAGGTTCTATAAATGTAGGTTCTCCTATTTCGGGATTAGAAGTTTTTCGTGACCAGTTAATTATTTTTACAGAAGTATCTATACTAAGATTAGTTGGAAATACTATTGCAGACTTTACATTACAACCAGTAACTAATGATATAGGTTGTATTGAAAGTGACACTATCCAAGAAGTGGGTGGTGATATAATGTTCTTAGCACCAGATGGTTTGAGACTATTAAGTGCAACGGATCGTATAGGTGACTTTGGATTAGGTGTTGTATCAAAAACAATACAGAATAACTTAACAGATTTTATTGCTGCTAATACACATTTTACTAGTTGTGTTATACGTGAAAAATCGCAGTACAGGATATTTGGATATAATAATAATATAACTCGTGCAAATGCTCAAGGTATTTTAGCAGTACAGTTTGCGGAACAGGGTGGTTCCAATATGCAGTATGCAGAAACGAGGGGTATACGAGCATTTGTAGCAGACAGTAATTATCATCTTGATGCTGAAGTTGTAGTATTTGCAGACGATGATGGTTACTTGTATCAGATGGAATCTGGTAGTGACTTTGGTGGCAATCCTATTACTATATCTTTTGCAACACCCTTCATACCTATTGAAGACCCACGAGTAAGAAAAACATTTTATAAGTTGTTTTTGTATACTGATCCACAGGGCAGTATTTCATTTGATCTAAGTTTAAAACTTGACTTTGACCAATCAGGAGTTATACAACCCGCCCCAATTAATATACAAAACACACAAGGTACAGTTGGATTTTTTGGATCAGGAGTATTTGGAACAACTTCATATGGTGCTAAATTGGTTAAATTATTTGAAAGTCAAGTTATAGGATCGGGTTTTGCAGTGTCTTTCTTATTTGATTCTAGTACGCAAGCACCACCATTTTCACTTGATGCGTTAACAGTAGAATACATCACTAACTCAAGAAGGTAAAACTATGGGAACAGGATATACCAGAAACGACTCCAGTAATAATATTGCTGATGGAAACGTAATTAATGCTGCTGACTTTGATGGCGAATATGACGCTATTGAGTCAGCCTTTAATGCTACAAGTGGACATACACATGATGGCACTACCGCCGAAGGTGGACCTGTTACGGTGCTTGGTCCAGTGCAAGATTTTGTAGCTAGTTCAACTGAAATAAAACCAAAAACAGATAATACGCTAGACATAGGTACATCTTCTCTTGAGTTTAAAGATTTGTATTTAGATGGTAAAGCATACATTGATGGTCTTGGTGAAACTATATTAGTTGATACAGACAAAGCTATACAGTTTAGAGATACCGCACTAAGCATAAACTCTAGCACAGATGGACAGCTTGATATAGATGCGGATACAGAACTAGAACTTGTAGCACCTACAGTTGACATAGATGCCTCAACTGCTGTTACTATTGATACAACTACTCTTACTATTACAGGTGCAGCAAATGTTACTGGTGATCTTGATGTAGATAATATTAATATTAAC